CGATGGCCGACAATTTCAAGATTGACGTCGGCGTGTCTATTTCTTGATAGCAATCTCCAGCAATAGTTGATCTAAACGTGCCTCAATTCGAGACACCTGATCCTTGAGGGAGTTGCCACCATTCGGTGAAAGCTCTCGCATGATCGACTTCACCATGAATCTCATTGACGAATAGATGGCAGTCAGCAGAGCAAGGACAAGCCCACCGACCGCCGTCCATTCGCCTACGCTCACTTCTGGCGACCGAAAGAAATGTCGTTCGGATTAGCCCAGCGTGCCAACATTGGAACAAGACCAGCGACAAGCCCCATCGCTAAATCTTTTGGATTCGTATTGCCTGTCATATAGACGGCTAACATTCCGGCCACTGATGATCTAGCCCATGATGCCGCGAGTGCCTTAAATTGTGTCATTTCTTCTTCTCCTTTTTCGGCTTCGCCTGTGGAAGTGGCTCGACCACTGGATATTCTCCTGCATAGGTTACGAGCTTCGGCCTAGCGAAACCAACAATCTCCTTGCCAATGTAGCGTTGTTTTACCATTACCATTCCGCCGTTGCGTTGATCTCCAGTGCCGGAAGTGTTGCCTTCAATGCAGAGCACGCTTGTCTGGCCTACCTTGACCACGATTCCAATGTGACTGATGCGATCGATGCCATCGTGTGGAAAGTCCATAAAGCATAGATCTCCAAGCTGCGGCTTATCATCAATCCATCGCCCAAGCTCTTTCATCTTATGAGCCCCAGCCGCCGTTGAAACCATTGAAGGAATCTTGACTTTTGCCTGGTCAAAGACCCAGTTGCAGAACGAACCGCACCAAGGCAGTCCATCGGCCTTTGTAAACTTGCCGTACTTCGTCAGATTATCGCCAGTCTCGACCGTGCCGACTTCAGCTAGTGCGACTTCGATGATTCGTGCAGCAGTGCCGTCAGGATATTGAGACATCATGATCCGCATTATCGCAAATCCACCGGCAAGTTATTTCATCAAAGATTTCTTCAAGGTGACAATTACTTTTTGGAGAAATAAAAGCATCAAGTTGTGAATCATAAGTGTCACCTATTGCAGCATAGTTTTTTCTAAAATTGCAGTTGTAAGATGTCTGAATCCAATTTCCTGCAAAGAGTGTCGAACAAAATGCAATTCCTTTTTCTTCGTTTTCTACGCCATCAATCAACAATTCATTGTTATGAACAACAATAATCTGTGTAACTATGTTGTTTTCATTTAATTCTGCAAAGTGCGCCATTAGATTGTTATGCTCCCACTTCCCGTAAAGGTGTAATAGGTATATCCACCAGATACCACGCGAGTCGGTGATCCTGTTGTTGCTGCGGCAGTATATGTTCCGGTTGTTCTTAAAATAACTAATCCTGAACCGCCGCCGTTTGCAGAACCGCCGGCCATTGATCCATTATTGCTTCCACCGCCGCCTCCAGTGTTAACAGTTCCAGCCAAATCTTGACTTCCTTGCGCACCGCCGCCGTAACCACCAAGGGCAGAACTATAACCACCGCCGCCGCCGGCATAATAATAAGTACTACTTACATTCTCACCAGTTGATGTAGCCGCGCCCCATGCTGAATAAGCAGATGAACCAACACCACCAACACCACCGCCATATTCCGAAACACCATTTCCGCCAGCAGCACCAGCACCACCACCGCCGCCTCCATTTTTTCCGCCGGTTTGTGCATCTCCGCCAGCGTTTCCTTGACCAGATGTTGCGCTTCCGCCGCTTGCAGCACCAGCACCGTTTCCTGATTGAGCACCACCACCACTTCCGCCGCTTCCACCTGCAACCTGTGATGAAACAGAACCAGCACCATAACCGCCGCCGATTGCCGTCAATGATCCAAAGACTGAATTGCTGCCTTTATTTCCGTTACCGGCAGTAGTTTTGCCAGCACCACCAGCACCAACCGTAATTGTTTTTGTGTCATTAAAAGAATAAATTGCTGAATCATATTTTAATCCACCAGCACCACCGCCGGCTGAATAGCTATGTCCACCGCTGCCGCCGCCGGCAATTACCAAACTCTCAAAGACAATGCCTAGGTTTCCAGAGATACCGCTCGCCATAATTCCAAGCATCGGTGTCATTATGCAATATCTCCAAATATAATCCAAGAGTTAGCAGCTAATTTTTTACAGGTAGCACCTGAATTAGCAACACGCAATTTAGGTGTTGCACTTGTTGCACCTGTTGAAATCACTGTTGTTGTTCCTGGTGTGACTGCGCCTATTGTTGGCTGACCTGCACCAGTAATCCAGAACACGTTGATTTCAGTACCTACTGCAAAATTAAAAGTGGCATCGGTTGGAATATTGAATTGCTGCGTTGCAGCATTATTCATCGAAAATATGTTGCCTTCATCGCCTGAAGCAAAAGTATATGCAGCAGTCTTGGCAGAGTAGGTTGATGGTATTACATCTGGATCGACCCAAGTAAAAGCCATGTTGGTAGCTGATGTCTTTGACAAGACTTGACCAGTTGTTCCGCCTAGTAGGTATTGCAACGATGTATCGACTCCTTGTCCGAATACATTGAAATCGGCAGGAAGGTCAGTGACGAGATCTGTGGCAGTCGGCATGACCCAGCCGAAGTAGGTTGTTGGATTAGCCATTCATTTTTCCTTTCATCATGAGACGATTGTAGCGTTTGCCCAATCTAAAGTCGGCGACACGGTATTCCATAGCTCATTTATTGGCACATCATTCCAGCGCATGGCTTGCAGTGAATAAGCCAATGGCGACATAAGCAACGTGACATCCAGTTGATTGTAAGAAGCGCGAAAAGTCCAGCCCTCAACAAAGCCTTGGAAGGTTCCGGCAGCCATATTTGATGGAAGGTCATTAAGAGCTATTGGCTGACCCATAAACACGTTAATAAGAGCGTCACGATCTGCAGTGTCTAGCTCTGGATTGGTCAGTGCGTAAGTAATGGAATCAAAGATTGGCTGCGGATAAGCACGCAGTGCAAGATAGAACGCAGCTTGATCTTCGGCATCGTGTAAGTGTCGCAAGGTCGTTGTAAAGATTTGTGATAAATCGCCATAAAGTGCAATCGATGCTGGATCTGTGTCGCTTACTTCATTTGATGAGTTTTGGCCATAGCTAATGGTGATGTCATTTCTGACATCGCCTGCCCTTGTCTTGATGGTAATGCCTTGGCCTAGCGCGTGATTGGCAGTGAGATCCGTGTATCCGTTAGCTGCAAGATAAGTCGTTCGATGAGTCGAATCTGCATAGGAGATAAGGCCGGACGCGTCCTCGTATAAATAACCTAATCCACTACTGGCGAGCGCGGCAACTAAATCGTAAATAATGATGCGATCTGATGAGCGTTGCGCCAGCTCATAATTGCCTGGAGTGTCAATCTCACCAAGTCCATTATTTTCAGCCGTCGCCCAAGTCGTCGTCGGATCATAAGTGCTCCACTGAAGCGCGGCTGGAACCTGTTGCCATTGAGCCAAGAGGACTTCGCGTAAGATTGTTTCAATCTGGTCGCCGTCAAAGTCATGAGATAAGACGCCGTCTGTGAGTGCCTTCTGAAGCCTTGCAAGGGCTCCCAGAGCCGTGATGGTGACTTCTTGAGTATATGCGCTAGAGCCGACTTGCGAGACGCTCACCGCTATGTCCACCACGGATCCGCCAAAGATAGGCACATAGACGGCTGATGTGTCTTGCACTTCAATCGATAGAGTGTCATTGATTTCGTAAGGTAATGCAGCTTGACCAAAGATGATAAGAGTGATTGAGCAATAGCCAGCTTGGGCTTGCTCGTAGATATTTGTGCGCCCTGATGTAATGTTTAGATTGGCAAGAACCGAATCGGTGACATCAGTGCCATCAATTTTGACGCGCCAGACGGGAGCCCACTGCGTCATTAGATTGCCTGAAGTGCGGACGCTCCGCCTGTGCCACGATAAAAGGAATCGTTGAGAGCCTTAATAATTGTGCGAGCAGTGCCTTCGGCATCGATTGCGCCATTGACTGTGAGATTGATTCTTGCAGCATTTTGAGAATCTGTAAATCCGCCTCCGCCCATAGCAGCTAAACGAGCCGCATTCTGTGAATCGGTAAAGCCTCCACCTGCTGCCGCTGCGACCTTGATTGCGCCGGCTGCTGCTGATGCAATTCCTCCTCCACCACCGGCGCCGCCTCCGCCTCCGCCCCCAGAAGGAACGATGATTGCTGGCACTGATGATCCACCGCCGCGAATTGCACCTGGCGCGCCGGTTGTAGCGAATGATTGTCCGCTAATTTTTGACTCTATAAGACTACGCGTCTCAGAAGCAGACAAGCCCCACTTACTAGGATCAGTAATGACACCTAATAAACCTAAAGTGAATGATGCAAACTTAACAACCTTATCTAAAGCAGCGATGATTGTATTGAGCCAACCAATCATCTTTCCTAAGCCAGAGCTTTGACCTGTATTTGCTTCGCTATTAAACACGCCAAACATTTTACTTAACGACGTTGTGAGACTTTTTACTGTCTCTCCGAAACCGAATGCGGCAGTTTCGGTTGTTGTCATTCCGTCTTTAAGTTTTCCTTTACCACTAAATCCTAAAGCGAAAGCATTGAATGCTGGTAGAACATTGTCGTTAATATAGTCAATTAAGGAAGTAACCATTGGCAATAAACCTGTGCCGATAGTTTCTTTGGCTTCATCGAAACTAACTTTCAAGATTGCAATTTTGCCTTGATAAGTTTCTGCATTCGCAGCAGCAGCCCCGCCAAAGAGATCTGTTAATTTTTGCTGGACGTCCGTAAATGTCATTGTTTTTAGCTCGGCCGCAGATAGTCCAATTCCTAGCTTGCCTAGAGCTGCCGTATTGCCGTCGTAGGCTTTTCCGATTGCATTGGCAACAGTTTCAAGTGGCTTTCCAGTGGCCGTAGCAACATCGAGCGCAACAGTAAGAAGATCCTGCGCCTTGCTGATGTCTCCAGTTGAAATTGCTAATCGCTGCAACGCTGGACGCAGCTTGTCATCTGCGACACCAGTTGCCAATGACATTTTGAGAATGGAATCTTCGGTTGCTGCAATTTGCGCATTCGTTGCACCAGTGGCATTTTCTAAAGCATTGGCCAGTTTGTTTTGTGATGCTTCATCTTCGATTGCTGCCTTTACACCATCGACACCAATCTTGATTGCATAAGCAGCCGCAGCCGCAGCAGCAACACCGAAAGCGATTGCAGCTTTTTTACCAAAGTCTCCTACCTTGTCGGAGAATGTCTCGATTTCTGCCTGTGAACCTTTTATGCCTTTTTTGAGATCATCAAAGTCAGCATCGAAGGTTATCTTTACCTTTGGAATGCCTGCCATTATTTGAGCCCCAAATCGTTAATGATTCCCTGAACGATTGAAATATACTCCCGCGCAACGACTGGAGTGTAGAAGTCCACGCTTTTATTTAACCAGAATCCTTCGCGATTATATGGAACCTTGAATCGGTTTGTGTATTTTCGCCCTGCTCTATCAATGCCCGGACGCGATCCATATTCTGAGCCCCAAAGAAGTGCGCCGGCTGGAGCTTGAGTGCGTCCAACCTTTGCCCCTTTGCCGCTTTTACTCGGGCGTCCACCATAAGCCCGGCCGACTTTCTTTGCTCCACCTATATCAACGCGAATCAATCGATCGCGTGGCGTAACAATCGATTGCAGAACTAGCTTTGTCTGTGGAGTAGGTGAGCCATGTCCAAACATCATAATTTGGCCAGCTAGTCGTTTAGATAGCGGTTGAGCTGCATCGCGGACTCGACCTTGAGTTTCTTTGTCTAGCAGATTAAGTGTTGAAATCAGATTCTTTAGCGCATAAGGCTCGACTTCAATGCGAAAGGTTCCTTGGCCTTTCGTCGCCTTAAACGCCATTCTGTTTCTCCAATATCTCGAAAGCCGTATAGATCTGCTCCGCCGTCGTCCATTCGCTCATCGGTATTCCCGTCGCTATTGCTACTTCGACGAGTATGCGATTTACGCTTCCGGCGGCGTAACTTTTGGGAGAACGTCACCGACTGTCACGTCGGCCACTGTTTCACACCAGATCTCATAGCCCTTAATGGGCTTGCCACCGGCTTCACGTTTCATCGCATTCCACGCAAGAAAGAGAAGATCAGAGATTCCAATCTTGTCTTGCGCTTGCGAAATCGTGTTGCCTGTCTTTTGTTCCCACTTAGCCCACTCTGGCGGTTGTGCCGTATATGTGCCTGACTCGCCGGACGTGTATTCGATTGTAATTGGTAATCTCATTATGTGCTCCCGTTTCTGTTTTGTTTAGCTGAATGTGCCGGTTGGTGTTGTTGAGCAAAGCATCGCCCAAGAATCTGTCTGCGCATCTGGTGCAGCTCCGCCAGCAGTTGGTGCTACTGGAAAGACGTTGCCAGTAAAGACTGCGCCGGTTGCAGTTGTTAAACTGAATGCAAGTGCAGTGTTAGGAGCAGAAGTAAAGGCAGTCCACATCGCTTCGAAGAGTGATGATGCAACGCCCCAATCTGCAAGAAGCTCCATGTTAAGCGTCCATTGATCATCAATGTGCTTATAGGCTTTTCCATCAAGTGTCTGATAAGTAGTAATGACTGGCGCATTGACGAGAGTGACTGAAGTTGTCTGTGCGTCATAATTAACGGTGGCAAGCGTGAATACTATGTCGCGACCGGTGACTATTGTTGTTGGCATTTCTTTGTCTCCTTAGATAGTTTCTTGAGTGTAGTAAGTGCTGACCGCGAGATCCGCCACTAGTAGATTAGATGCTCCCACTGATTGGATTGTCGGTTGTTGAACGTCTCCGACAACGTATCCAGTTGGCATCGCTTGCATAATGCTTATGACTAATTGTTCAAGATTATCTAGTGCTCCGGCGTTGTTGTTATATGCAACGGCTGCACTGACAACCAAATTGACTTTCACGCGTACCGTACTTTTACCGATTGTCGTCGTTTCTAAATAGGGTGCGTCCGGAACAATAACGCAAGCTGGTGGAATGACGGCCTCTGGCACGGTCGAATATACTGATGCAGCGACTGATCCAAGTGCAGTGGCAAGTGTGCCTCTGATATTGGTCGCGATTGACGTTGGAGTAGGCATCTACATGGCCATCGTTGAGACATCGACGTAATTACCTAATAAACCAATTACACGATTTTGGAGTGACCGACCCATGCGAAATGGTGACGGCTGAAAATCTACGCCTTCAATCTGGCCACCTGGAGCGACCACGCTCTGGAATATCTCAACGCTGACGATGGTGACCGCCTGTTCGACTGCGTCGGTATTTGCGTAAAGCGTGGCCGCGTCTGCCCCAGATAGATAAACTACGCCGCCAGGAATGACTGGACGGAATGTAATATCACTATTTGTTATAGCTGCCGTGAAGTAGAAATATGGAGCCGGATATGCGAAAGGTAAGTAAGGAAATGGATCATAATAATTTGAAGTCACTGTCAATGTTCCGTTGAATGTAGCTGGAACGCAACCTGTAATTACGACACTTTGGCCGGCCACAAATGTGTTCGGCTTTTGTGTTATGTAATAGGCGACATTGTTTTGAAGATAAACGGCGGCGACTGAGTTTTGATTGGCAGTCAATAGCGGCAGAATTACCTGCTCGGCTGAATCAATAATGCTTTCAAGATAATCGTTTGAATAAAGAGAAACAGAGACGCCAAGAACCTGTCTAAGACTGGCGACGGTAATGATTGCTGGCATCTCTGTTTCCTTTCGTGAGCTGCTGGGCTAGATACGGGAGCGCACCTAGCCCATGATTGATTAGGTTAGGTTGAAGCGACGTAGGCCACCTGCGAAGGTCGCTTGCGCTGCGATGTAACCGTAGAGCATAATCTCAATTTCTCCAGTTGTTGGCACATTAGTGGCCAGCGTTAGAGCAGGAGATTCGAAGATTTCGATTGAACGTGGCTCGATAATGAATGCTGATT